ATAGGTTTTTCGGGGAAGAGGTCTGTGTGTTTTTTAAGGAGAGAGCTGCGACTTGCAAAAAAAAACTCAATGCACCTAATGCAAATCCTGCTGGCATACCCTTTAGTAATTCAGCATTGTCAAATCGTTTTTCTACATCGTATTTTTCTATATCATAGAATTTAAAGATATCCTCTACTTGTCCCTTAGCTACATTGATTCCGTGCTCTAAAGCCCACTTAAATGTATTAAAATTATTTTTGGTGATGGGTCGATATAGTATTGCCATGATATCTTCGATGTTATCCATGGGTTTTTTCGCCAGCATCTCCAAATCCACATACTCGCCCAAAGACATTTTAGCAATCGATTTAAACCCGTATTTTACACCATTGAGCTCAAATATAGGAAAGAATTGGTTTTTAACATCCAATAAATTAGTAATTACGTCTGAATAGATTTGTAATATACTGCTACTAGGTAATTCACGTATCTCGTCTTCAGTTTTATCTGAAACGATACTTAATATCTTAATCATACGATCCAACTCAGATAAGTGTTCGTATAATTGTATTTGTTTAAGTTGATTAATACTTAAATAATCAGGTATAGCAATTGTAAAATCCATAACTTATGTTTGTTGTGCCAATGATGGGAATGCACAGTAATCAAGTACTGCAGCATCATTGTAGTTTAGAGTAGCTACCCAACCATATGCTCTATCATTGAATGCTTCATCAACTGGGGTGATGTTGTTTAGTGTAATAAATTCTGTTTGTTGATTATCACCTAAATTAAAA